CAAACATACTTTAGTTGTTTCATCTTTCTCACATCCCTCATCGTAAATATTACTATGCCAATAGGATGCATATTCTTTGGGAGTTATTGCTTTACCAGCAGCCCTATATCCATCTAACACTAACTCGGCTGCTTCTTTTTTAGAAGTTGCTTCAACAGGTATAAAATATTGATTAGCTTCTGTTAATCTTACGTAGTAAGTGTTAGTGGGTTTCACTCCAGTTTCCTCCTATTCTAAATTCTCCATCAAGAGGGCAACGCATATCAAAGTGTTTACCGGCATCAATAATACTTTGAACAGCAAGTTGCCCTACCCGATTTGCTTGGCATTCTATGACTTCAATCTGCCATTCATCATGGATGTTTGCAACAAACTTAAAGTCAATCTTACACTGCTTTAATCTTTTGTCAAGGATACACAGTGCTTTCTTCATAACAATCGCACCACCACCTTGAAGTAAGGTATTAAGTGCAGCATGTTTATGTCTTAATAATATTTTTCTACCATCTAAACCTTTTAAGAAACCCTTTTCAGCTGCTCGGTCAACTCGTTCCTTAAGAGTTCTAAGTGTTGGTAGACTACTAAGAAAGCGTTCTCGCAAGAGTTTACCTTCTCTTTGGCTTCCTTCAATGATACTTCCAATCTTTGCATCTCCTGCACCGTAGATGAGGGCATAGATGAAAGTCTTCGCCTTATCTCTTGATTCAAGTCCAGCAAATTGTTGGTTAGCTGTATGAATGTCTCCGTTAATAATTTCATTTATATACTCCTCGTCAGCCATATAATGGGCTAACATTCTAAGTTCTAATCCTGATGCATCTACACCCACAAGTTTATAACCCTCTCCAACTGTCCAACAGGAACGACAGTCTTTTCCGAAAGGGCTATAAACAGCAGGGACTTGTGCCATATTAGGATTGATGTGAGCCATCCTTCCTGTAATAGCACCTGTAGAAAACACACTACCATGTACACGAGTATCTTTTGGGTCCACAAAATCAATCCATGAATGAACTTGAGCTAATCTCTTTTGATATAAAAGATAATCAGCTATAAGTTTTGCTTCAGGTATGTGTGTTATTTCTTTTAAAGTTGTTTCATCAACAATGGGTCTACCTGTTGGTGTAAACTTTTTAGGTTTCCATCCAAACTCTTGTAGTCTATCTCCTATTTGTTGACGAGAACCAAGATTAAATTCTTCTATTATTTTTCTTGAAACAGTGGGTGCACCATTTATTATACTTTCATATTCTTCATCAGTCAATCTAATTTTTTTATCTGTGCCATAGATTAAACCCATCCTAGAAATACTACCTGTTTTTGTGTAAGTTTTTTGTATTTTTTGTATGGTCTCAATAGGTTTGAATGTTTTATGTACAGTGTCTACTGTCTCATTAAGTTTTTGAGTAAGCTCTGCTGTTAAAGACATAGCTTTTTTCTCATCAAAAAGAAAACCATTCTGTAATTGGTCTATTAAAATCATAGTGGTTTCGTGTTCAAGTTGAATTGATTCTTTTGAAAATCCTAAAGATTCTTTTTTTAAATAATTAAATAATTTTTTATTTATTTTTGTATCATTTATACAACGTTCTAGCATTTCAAATGAAAAACATGACCAGTCTTCATGTGATTTTTTCTGAATACCACCAAGTTTGTATGCCCATTTTTCAATACTATGACCACCTTCACGAGTAGGTCTAAAAAGTCTAGATAAAACATGGGTATCTATAATTTTTTTGTCATACAAATCTATACCTAGTAATTTTTTTATTAGAGGAAGGTCATACCCTATGATATTATGACCAATTAATGTGTCAGCTTTTTGAAGAAATGTCATACCATCCATGAGGGTGTCTTCATAAAACTTATGGACTGTATTGTCTTCATCAATAGCTACAAGACACCAAATCTGAGTTGCTTCTTTTTTACTTTCATCATTGGGTTTACAAACCAGTAGTCCATTTGCTTCGATGTCAAAAACTAATTCCATATATTCTCCTAAAGAGGTAGTATATCATTATCTAAATGAGAATGCAATAGTTCATCATCTTCATATTCAGATAACCTTCCTGTGTCTTTATCATAAACAAGTGCTGTAGCCATACCAACATCGCCAGTATATCTAGACTTCAATACTCTAAGTCGTGTTGTTCTAGCTTCAAGTTCATTCTCAGACTGCTGATTTCTTTCAAGTGCAATAACACAATCAGAAAGTTGAGCGATACTATTGGAACCTCTGAGGTGAGAAAGACTAACAGTTACACCATTCTCGTGTCCCTTGTTGCCATCAATTCTACGAAGATGTGAAACTAAAATTATTCCTGCTCCAGTTTCTTCCACCATACTTCTAAGCCTTGTCATAATATTATCAATGGCTCGTCTTTCATCACCCTCAGACATTGCACTTACTAACATGTGCAAATGGTCCACCACAACCCACTTACAATCACAGCCGACTATTAGATATCTAAGTTTAGAAAAGATATCATCTAAATCATTTGTGCCGAAGTGGGCATGAACAAACACTCTATCATTTGCAAATACTTTATCAAACATTGATATTAAAGTATCTTCTTGATAGGTTTCTCTTACATTGTCTATGTATAATCTAGCGTTAGCTTCAATAGAAAGTATGCCATCAACAGTTCTTCTCCAGTCTTCTTCAAGTGCAATGATTCCTACGTTGTCTGTTGTTTGATTTATTAACCAGTGTTCTATTTCTCTTGTGATGCTAGACTTTCCAAGACCAGTACCGCCTGTAAGAGTTACCAACTCACCGGCTCTTAACCCTATAAGTTTTTTATTAAGACCTTCCCAAGGATAAGGAACGCTTGGCTTCCTTTCTCTATTAAGAAAGTCTTTTTGTTTCTGCGATACTCTGATGATACCAGATGGTGTATACATCTGAGCATCCCACCAAGCTCTTGTAAACTCTTGATGTTTGCCTTGCTTAAGCATATCGTTTGCATCTTTATAGCCATTTGGAAGTGTTACTATTTTAGCTTTACGTGGTTTAAGTATTGATGCAACCTTTTTAGCAGCTTCAATTCCTTGCTTGTCTTTGTCAAAACAAATAACAACATTCTCAAAACTTTCAACATACTCAATGTTTTCTTTTATATCTTTCACTGCTGATTGAGCACCTCGCTTGATAGAAACAACTGCCCATTTACTTCCAAGAAGCTCGTAGGCAGCCATAGCATCACACTCACCCTCAGTAATAGTTAAATATTTACCACCTTCTTTGAAGAGGTTTTGTCCAAACAAACCTGAATCTTGTATCGTTCCTTCAAACGAAAACCTTTTGTCTTTTACATATCTAATTTTGTTTGCACTTTGTTCATTGTTAATATAAAAAGGATAATGATGTTGAGCCAATTCTCCATTAGCATCAAACACTACCTTTACTCCAAACTTTTCTGCTGTTTCTTTAGATATACCTCTATCAGTTAGCTTTGCAAATATTCCACCATGAACATTAATTTGTCGTGGTGGTGTGTGTGGTTGTATTTTAGTATAATTTTCTACAGACATAGTTCTCCTTTCTAAACTTGGAAAAAATTTATCACAGCTAAAACATTTGGCAGAGCCATCTATGTTTTTAGATAATGCATCACTGCTTCCACAATCAGGGCAAGGTAAATGATATTCTACAAATTTTGTTTCCATAATTAATCCTGTTAAAATAAAATGGGCACCCATGATAGAGTGCCCGTGGAGATAAATATAATGAGATTAGACTTACTCAGAAGTTTCTTCTTCATTTGTTTGCTCTATCTTTGCTTCTTCACAAGACATCAAAAGCTGTTCAAGATTAGCTCTGTGAGTTCTTGAAGCAAAGTCAAGAGCTTCAATGACAACGCTAAGATTACCAACCTTCTGCACGATTACTCCTGCTTCTTGTCGTTTAGCTTCGTCATCAATTTTGTTGATGTCAAATAAAAATTCACCATCATCATTTTTTATGGTGACTATCATTAGAACTCCTCTCCGTCACCGAATGGGTCTAACTCAGAGCCATCCTGTGATTTCATAGGAACTAAATCTAGCACCTGCATAGCTTGAAAGTCCAAGCCTTTGAATGTTCCAAACTTATTTGAAGTTTCCCATTCATTGTATTGCACTTTTACAATAGAGCCATTGCCAATGATATCGTCAATCTGCTCTTTATCTTTATTGAAAAGTTTAGGTGCCTTTCTGACCATGCCATCAGGTCCATTTACTTTTCTTTTTATAGTGATAGCTCTTCCAACAGGTGTAGGAACACCACTCTCATCCTTAATGGATAATGTTTTAACTTTGAAACCTTTAGCTTCAAAGCTATCTGCAACAGCATCATCAACTACTAGGTCAACTGTATACACAGGCTCATAAGTAGTGTTAGGTGTTGTCACACTCGCCCAATAGGCTTTTCCTTGTATTACTGCCATTATAACCTCCTTTGGTTTGGCTTTTTGTGGAACATATTATAATCGAAGTCGTTGCTTTTGTCAAGCAAAA